GAATAATATTATTGTTTCTCTTAATGGTGTTATTCAAGAAGCAGGCGTTGGTTTTGAAATTGTTGGTTCTAGAATTATCTTCTCTGAGATACCTAGATTTGGATCTACATTTGTTGCCTTCTCTTATGTTGGTTCTGAAGCGGACGTTGACGCTGCTGAAGTTGTTCCTCCTATTGAAATTGGAGACTTCATTGATATACAAGGTGAAACAGATGATAGAGAAGTTGCTGTTATTGAATCTTCCAACTCACTTATTACATTCGATTATCTTGGATCTGTTTTCGGACAAGGTGCTCAAGGGCAAGCAGTTCTTACAACTGGATTCATTGATAAAGTACAGGTAACAGGTGGTGGATCTGGTTATACCTCACGTCCAACTGTTAGAATTGACTCCATCTCTGGTTTCGATGGTAATATTCGTGCGTTGGTTGGTGTAGCAGGTGTTGAAATTAGTAATCCTGGATCTGGATATCAGAATCCTGCCATTGCAGTAGAAACTTCTGTTCCTGATGATTGGACTGCTCCTGACCTTTCACTATATGGTGAAGAGTTAGTAGACCCCGAAACCCCATAAATAACTAAAAATTGTAGCAAGAAATGGCTAAACAAACCCTAGGTCTTGGAACATCAGCTAATGATAACACAGGTGATACCCTGAGAGCTGGTGGTGACAAGATTAACGATAATTTTAACGAGATTTACGCAGCGTTAGGTAATGGTAGCACTTTACAAGTTAATACCACTAACCCTGCTACTGGACAAGTCTTAAGATATAATGGTTCGCAGTTTGCTGCTAGTGATTACTCTAATTTAACATCTGCATTAGATGTTAATGGAAACTCTATTGTTTCTTCATCTAATGGTAATATTGCAGTTTCTGCAAATGGAACTGGTGATATCCTTCTTTCTGCAGGTTCAATAACTAGCACATTTGATGGTGATACAGGTGAAATTAATATGCCTACAAAGGTGAAATATAAAAATGAATACACTTCATTAGCTGCTGCACCTTCTGCAGCTGGTTATCCTGGTTACTTTTTTACTGTAGATGGTGATGATAAACCATATGTTAATATTAATATTGCAACTGGCGGTGTTGGTGACACTAGAGCATCTCTATTAACACAATATTCTGGTATCGGAGATCTTTCCAATGTTGATGTTACCACTGCTGCACCAACATCTAACCAAGTTTTAAAATGGAACGGAACAAATTGGGTACCTGGCGATGATAATGCAGGTGTAAGTTCTATCAATGTTTTCCAAACAATCGGTGCTGATACAGGATCTACAACTGCAAATTCACAAACTGATACATTAACTATCACTGGTGGAACAAATATTACGACAGCAATTACTGGTGATACTTTAACAATTAACTTTAGCGGATCTCTCACAACTACATTTGCAGCTCTAACAGATACAAACGTAACTGGTATTGCTCAAGGTGATTCATTATTCTGGAATGGAACTAACTGGATTCCTACTCGTAGTCCTATTACTTGGTGGGAATTAGATGCAAATGGTAATGCTGATTATACATTCACTGGTCCTGGTTTTGCAACTTCAACAAATGATCCCACTCTCTATCTAATGAGAGGTATGACATACGCTTTTGATAATAACACTGGTGGTAATCATCCTTTTAGAATTCAATCTACTCAAGGATTATCGGGTACTCCATATACTACAGGTCAATCTGGTAGTGGAACTGCTGTTTTATACTTCACTGTTCCTATGGATGCACCTGCTACATTGTATTATCAGTGTACAATTCACGCAGCAATGCAAGGTCAAATTAACATTGTAAGCTAATAAATGGCAAGAACTGTTCCTGGTACTGGTGCTGTAATCGAACCAATATTCGATGAGATTTTTGGTGTTCGTGCGGTCAAAGTTACAAATGGAGGATCTGGATATATTCCTACAGATCCACCACGTCTTACAGTAACTGGTTGTGGAACACCAGATGTAGAAGCACTACTATATCCTATTATTGATGCAGACTCTGGACAAATTATTCATGTCAGAGTATTAGAAAGAGGTAGAGGATATGATCCTTTAAGACTTAAAATTACACCTCTACAAGAAACTCCGAGTGTAGTTACTTCTTTTGATATTAACAGAATTTGGCAAACACATCCTAATTCACCTACAACTGCTGCATTTTCTCTTAGTAATGCAGGTGATAAAATTGATAGACTAAGAATACAATCTGATAATCATCCTAAACCTTCTATTCATACAGGTATTGATGTTGAAAGACAACCTGGTGGTAATGCATTAATTGCAGATAGATCTTTTGATCAAACATTTATATATCGTGGTGGAAAAGACGTTCCTAATCCAGGCACTAGACAAATTCAAACTGATAAAGCCATTGGTATCATGGCAAATGGTGGTTTATTACATACTCCTGAGTTTGGTGCAGATGGAAATCCACCAGCTGGTTTTGGTATTGATACAGTAAAATATGATTATGTAAAAAATACAAATGTTTATGATGCAGTAATTGATAATAACACATATTTTTATCAGTCAAGTAAAGTTATAAATGAATTTGCTATTGATAATGGAACATTTGATTGGGGTGCAATAGCTCCACAAAATGTATTTACTTGGAATATTAAAGTAGAACTTGATAACATTTACCTTGCTGTAAATCAAGTTGATGAAACTTTAGGTTCTGTTGAAGTAGGTAGAATTGTTGATGAAGTGTCTGGAGCAGCAAGAGGAGAAGTAGCAAAGATTGTTAGAAATAATCAAAATATTATTACACATGTATACCTAAGAAACGTTAGTACTGGTGCATCTTTTTCAAATGGAGATAGACTTTTAGGATCTAATGGATTTACTTTTACTATTATTGAAGATCCTCAAGCATTACCAAATGGTATTTTCTATATTGATTTTGGACCAGATGCAGATGAATTCGGTCCTTTCGTTCCTGGTCAATATTATTTTGCTCCAGAAGGAATTAAAGTTGCAAGAAATTATTTAATTATATGGAATCAGTCTGATAGTTCTAACGGAGCATCAGAAGCACATCCTCAAGGTCATGCAATGCAGTTTAGCACCACACCAGATGGTGTTCATAACTCATCACCAGGTACTCTTTATTACAACAGCACAGGTGTAAGTCAGGCATGGGCTGCTGACTATGAAAATGAGTTTGCACCAATCTTCTTGATGAACGCTGATGAAAATGGATTTATATATTATTTCTGCAAACATCATCCTGACATGTCTGGTAAAGAAGGACATGAAGGATATATGTATTTGGATCCTGAGATTGAAGTTGAACCTCATCCAAACAATTACTACTTAGAAGATTATTATCAATCAGATTCAAATGACCCTAATACTATTGATCGTTCTCGACATGTAGATGGTCATTCAAAAATTTTGGGTATGTCATTTGATGGATATCCGATTTACGGACCTTATGGATATAATTCTAGTGGTGTTGCTGCTAGAGAAGTATCTTCATATCGTTTAAGAACTACTGTTGAATTACAAGGTAATCGTCCTCAAGTTAATACAGTATCTAATGTAACTTACAATATAACAGTTGTAGGTGGTAAGTTTGTATATAGTGGAACATCACCTTCATTCTTAAATCTTGAAAGAGGAAAAACATATATTTTCAATCAAGATGATTCATCAAATGATGGTTTTACATTATTAGTTTCACCACAAGAAGATGGATGGCATACATCAAGTCCAGTAATTGTTGGTAATACGAATGATCTATATGACGGTCCTGTAACTAATGGTAATGGTATAAAATATTATATTGATGGTTCTGAAACAACTTACCAATCATATATCTCTGGTTTTAATGGTGCTACAACAAGAGAAATTAGATTTACAATTCCTGTAAATGCTCCTAACGTATTATATCTCTTCTCATATAGTGGAACTGGATATGGAATTAGGATAGTTAATGATGGTTATGTACTAGGAGATCTAGTAAATGATTACATTTATGATACATCTGTAGGAACTTTAGATGCTTACAATGGTAAGTTTGCTCCTACTCCAGAATATCCAAACGGAACATACGCATACTATATGACAGAGGATAGTAGTGGTAATCCTGCTTATCCATATGCTATTGCAGATCGTTTCTATGGAGTTCCTTTATTTGAAGGTGATACACCTCCTGCAGAAGTTGATGTATTTCCATCAGAAGCAGAGGGAGATGTTATCCTAAACGATGACGGAACTATTTCTTATGTTAAAATGACTAAGAAAGGTGATAACTTCTTTGGTCCTGCTACAGCAAGAATCTTGGGAGGACAAGGAACTGGAGCTACTGCATCTCCGACTGTTCAAACAGTCACAGGTTTATCATTATTAAATCAGGGTAGAAACTATGCTACACCTCCTACTCTTATCTTTGAAGGTGGTGGAGGACAAGGAGCACAAGGTGCTGCAGAAATTGATACTCTAGGTGAAGTTACTTCTATTAGTGTTGTAGATCAAGGAGAATTTTATCAAGAACCTCCTTTCATATTAATTACAGGTGGAGGTGGTATTGGTGCAAAAGCAGAAGCAACTATTGATCAAGGTAAGATTACTGGTATTAATGTAACAGAACCAGGTAAAGGATATACTTCTCCTCCTAATATTATCTTTACTAAATTAGTTAATTTAAAGAGAAAGTCAGATGCTAGACAGTCATTTAACTCTTCTCTCATATACTTAACTGGTGTTGTTAAAGATGTTGCTGCAAGTGATACAGAAATATATGTTGATTCTACAGATGCATATCCAGGTTCTGGTCAAATTATATTAAATAAAGAAACAATATCGTACACTGCTAAGAGTGCTGGTAAATTCTCTGGTTTAACTAGAGGTGTAAACTTTAATTATGATCAGAGAGTTATTTTAGATGCAGGTCAAAATGATTCTAATGGTATATCAACATATAAATTTAATGTTGGTGATATTGCAATTCGTGCTGTTGAAAGTGCTAACAATAAAATTGCAAGAGTTTATGATTGGGATCCATCAACAAGAGAACTATTAGTTACTTTTGAAGTTGATGAACTTGCATTTATTGATGGTGGTATTCCTTCAACTGAGGATGCTATTGTTCAATTTGATGGAGGAACTGCAGCAAGTGCTCCATCAGGATTTGATCCTCATGTTATCTTGAATACTGTTGGTAGTAATATTACATTATTAACAGTTCCGATTCAATTATTTGGAGACAGATCATTCCAAGATATTGCTGAAAATGATGGTGCTGGTGATGGTATTCCTGATTTGGTAAATACTGGAACAGATTATGATGGTCAGATTAGTCTTGATGGTGGTTTATATAATTCATTATATGGTATTGAGGAAACTCAAGGTGGAACTAACACAACTCTATTCGCTGTTGGTGATAGAGTAAAAGATGCTAGTTTACCATTTAAGTTTGCAACTGTTGATACTGCAGGTACACTTACAGATGGTGTAGAACATCCTGCAATATTAAATATATACTTAGATCCTAATGTAGGAAATGGTCAAAACTTTAGTGTTAATGAAGTAGTATTAGGTTCTGTATCTCAAGTAAGAGGAACTGTAGTATCTTGGGATCCATCACTGAGTCTTTTACAAGTTAAAGACATAGTTCCATTTAATACAGGTAATATAAATGTTGGTATTGGAGGATTATTATATGAGTTCTCCCAAGATGGAACGATTGTGGATTTCATTGTTCAGAATCCAGGCACCAACTATACAGGAACACCAACTGTAACTATTGAAAACTTAGGTGATATACAAGCAACTGCAACGGTTACCATGACCACTGCGGGTGACCAAGTTGCTTCTCTAAGTATTACTAATGGTGGATATGGTATTACACAAAGTGTAGATAGTTCATATAACTATCACCCTACAACTACATTTACAAATGCTGGTGGAGATTCTACTGGATCGGGTGCAGTTGTACAAGCGATTCTTGGTGGTGAGAATCTCGTAGGTAACGGTGGAGCAACGTATAGAATCAAGAGGATTGATTATCAAACGATTGTTCGCTCGTAACCTTCATAAATAAACAGGAGGACAGTAGTCACTAGGAAATGGCAGCTCTATTAACTGATCAATTTAGAATATTCTCAGCGAAGAAATTCATTAAATCTTTGGAAGGTCCTGATGCAACGCAAAGCGATGCAGTAGCAGGAGCAAACAGAGATAGGATCTACCTGTTTATAGGTAGACCTCAATCATGGGATAATGAAAACTCACCGCCTCAGGCAGTGGATTCATTTTCCGAATTCTCAGGTTCGTATGACGACATGATCTCTCTAAAGAGAGTTCTGGCATCGGATACTGTACAAGTTTGTCGTAGAATCGACTGGGTTTCACCTGAGGAAACCACTGGTGGATTAGGTTTCACCTATGACATGTATCGTCATGATTACTCTCCTAGTAAAACTGCTGCTTCTGGTGCAACTAAATTATACGATTCTGATTTTTACGTTGTAAACTCTCAGTATCAAGTATATAAGTGCATCTATAATGGAACATCTCCTAGCGATCCTAACGGAAAACCTTCGACTGTTGAACCCACTGGAACGTCTACTTCTATTATCACTACTGGTGATTCCTATCGTTGGAAGTATATGTATACTATTCCAGTTGCTTCTGTGCTTAAATTCTTCTCCAATGACTACATGCCTGTCTTTACCAATGATGCGGTAAAAACAAACGCAGTTGCTGGTGAAATTGACACTGTTGTTATCAACGCTGCAGGTTCTGGTTACAACAACGGAACTTATGATAACGTTGCAATTAATGGTGACGGAACTGGTGGTAGAGTTTCGGTTGTTGTTGATGGTGGTAAAATTATCTCCACAACTGTGACATCTGGTGGAACTGGATACACATTCGGTAAGATTAGTGTTGATAGTATTACTGGTGTTGGAACAGGAACTGGTGGACAAGTTGATGTTATTATTCCTCCTCCAAATGGTCATGGTTCTGACTCTGTTGTAGAACTTGGTGCATTCCGAGTTATGATTAATGCCAAACTTTCATACGATGAAGGTGCAGGTGACTTCCCGATTGATAATGACTATCGTCGTATTGGTCTCATCACTAACCCTCTAAAGTTTGGAACTGAAGAACTAATCTCTGATTTGACAGTATCTGCTACAAAAGCAGTTATCTTTTCTCCAACATTTCAAGGAAATTATGTCCCCGATGAAATTATCACTCAAACTAGAGTTGTTGGTGGTACGAACGTTACTGCTCGTGCGAGAGTTATCTCATGGAACGCAATCACCAAAGTTCTGAAATATTATCAGAATGCTGTTGATGGTATTTTCCCAGAGGTAACTGGTACACAAAATGAGTTTGATGGATCTAACGTAATTAATGGTGCAACATCTGGTGCTGCTGGTCAACCTGATGTTAACTTCCCAGCTGTTCCTAATGCTTCTTCTAGAACAATCAACAATACCGAGTATGACTTGGGTATGAAATTTAATAATGGTTATGCGAAACCCGAAATCAAGTCAAATAGCGGTGACGTTGTGTATATAGATAATAGAAGATCCATTAGTCGTGCAAACGACCAGGTAGAAGATATTAAAATCGTAATCGAGTTCTAATGGCACAAAACACTAATCTAAACGTCACACCATACTACGACGATTTCGATAAAGCAAAAAACTTTTATCGAGTGCTGTTTCGTCCTGGTTTTCCAATTCAAGCAAGGGAACTGACGCAAACTCAAAGCATTCTACAAAATCAGATTGAGAATGTAGGTTCTCATTTGTTTAAAGATGGTGCTATGGTCATTCCTGGTCAAATAGGATATGACTTACAAGTTGATGCTATCATGCTTCAAGAATCATTCTTGGGTGCTGATGTTGAATTGTATAGAACTCAGTTAGAAAATAAAATTATCACTGGTCTTACGTCTGGTGTTAAGGCAAAAGTTCTGTTTAGTGTTTCAGAAACTGCCTCTGAGAAAGGTTATATTACTTTATATGTTAAGTATATTGAGTCTGGTGGAGACGCACAAACTCAACAGACATTTACTAATAACGAGCAGTTAATTACAGATACAGAAATTACTTTCGGAACTACTCTTATTGAAGTTGGTTCTCCATTTGCACAATTACTTCCCACCGCAGCAATTCAAACTGGATCTGCTGCATACGTTCAAGAAGGTGTTTACTTCATTAGAGGTTTCTTCGTAGACGTACCATATCAATATATTCTTCTTGATCAGTATGGAACCACACCAAAATACAGAATTGGACTTGAAATCCTTGAGTCAATCGTCACGCCCGAAGATGACTTATCACTCAATGATAACGCTGCAGGCACATCTAATTATGCTGCTCCTGGTTCTCATAGATTCAGAATAACTACAAACTTAATTAAGAAGCAACTATCAGACGAAGCAGATAAAGACTTTATTGAATTACTTCGTATCAACGGTGATAAGATTGAAAAATTAGTTGATAGAAGTGCATATGATGAACTAGAAAAATCATTAGCTCTTAGAACATTTGAGGAATCTGGTGACTACGTTGTAAATGATTTCCAAATTACTATGAGAGAAAACCTCAATGATGGTTTTAACAATGGTGTATATGACGTTGGAGATACTACAGCACAAGGTAACACTGCTATTGAAGGTAATTATGCAGTTGAATTTGGTCCAGGTACTGCTTATGTTAGAGGATATAGAATTAAAACTTTAACACCAAAATATGTTGATCTTGCTAAACCAAGAGAGACCGATGCTGCACAGAACACTATCATTCCATTTGAATTAGGTAACTTCTCTTTAGTTCAAAATGTATTTGGTTTTGTAAACGTATCAGGTTCTACAATTACTAATTCATATCATACTATAGAACTTCATGATAGATTTACAACAACACCTGGTGATGCTGTAGGTAATGTTATTGGATATGCTCGTGTTTCTTCTTTAGAACATTTTGCAGATCCTAACACGACTTTTGGTGATGCTGATGACAAATATAAATTAAATCTTTTTGATGTTCAGATGTTTACTATTCTGGACTTAGCAAGTGCTCAAACTGTAGGTCTTGGATCAGTTGTTACTGGTGTAACATCTGGTGCTAAAGGCTATGTAGTAGCTGCATCTACAGGTGATCATGCAACTTTATATTCAGTGGAAGGAAATTTCCAAGCTGGAGAAATGATACAAATTGATGGTATTAATTTAGATACCATTACAAATGTTCATGTTTATCAATATTCTGATACTCGTCAAGTATTAGCAAGAGATGAAGGAACAAATGCTATAGAATTTACTGCCGATATTGTTCTTGAAGATTTCATAGAATTACAAGGTTCTACATTTACATATGATGCTAGTGGTGGATCTGAAAATATTGTTGGACAAAACTCAAACTTCTCAATAGACTTGAGACCTGGTGATAGAATTTACTTTAGTGCAACTAAATTTGTTGATGTAGACTTTGTTGATCCTACAAACTTAACTTCTTCTAATACTGGAACTATATTTGACTTTGCTTTACAGAAAGTAAATGTTACACCTGGTGCAGGTGGTGCTGCTCCATCAGCAGGTGATTATTCTGTTGCTGTTAGATATAGAGCAAATCTTCAAGGGACAAATAATGCAACTCTCTTGGAACAGATGCCAAAACCATATGTTAAGAGTATTTCTGATGAATCTATGGTTGTTAGAAGAACTTTTGATGCTCAAACTGTATCATCTGGTTCTATTTCTATTACTCTTCCTGAGAACGAACAGTTCCAAGCACTATCTAATGAAAACTATACCTTTACTGTATTAGCAAGTACAAATGGAACTTATCCTGTTGGTGATCAAATTCCTATTATTACATCAGGAAGTGGAAACTTAGGATATACATCTTTCACATCTGCAGATAGAACAACTATTCAGATTGACAATCTTACTAATATTACATCAGTTAAAGTAACTGCATCTATTTCTAAGAATGTTACGCAGAGAAAAACTAAATCTGCTCAAAAGATGTTTGTGATGAAAGTTAATAAAACTACTTTAAACTTAGATAAACAAAATTATAATCTAGCATATTCTAATCTTTATGGAACCAGAGTTCAAGATAAAGATATATCTCTTGGATTAACTGATGCATATAAGATTCATGCTGTTTATGAATCACTTGATGATGGTGATCCTGTAATTCCATCTGTGACATTAGTCGAACCGACTTTCTTCGCTAACGGAACGGTAGTTACTGGTAGCACATCAAAAGCAAGAGCAAGAGTTGTAGACTTCAACTCAAGCACACTTAAGTTAACTGTTGTGTATCTAAGTGGACAATTTATTTCTGGTGAAACTGTAACTGGAACTGATAGTGCAAACACTGCTATCTCAGGTATTATTAATGATAGTGTTGGATCAGTTATTGCTGGTTCTAAAGTAATTACTGATAGATATGATCTTGTTGATGGTCAAACTGACTTTATTTACGGAATTTCTAAGATAGTTCGTAAAAAAGGTGTTGCAACACCTATTAGAAAATTAAAAGTTGTTCTTGATTATTATGCACACTCTGCAACGGGTGATTATTTTGGTGGTCAATCATACCTCGATACTGCATATGAAGATATTCCTATATTTGGAGCGAAGTTTCTACCAGATTATCTTGACTTCCGTCCAGGTGTTAAAAATCTATTCAGTGGAACTGGAACTGTTGGATCTCCTGCATTTGTAAACTGTTCAACATTTGACTTTATATCAAGAATATTCCCAACTTCAGGTACACCTTCTGCAACTTTATTTGATATTCCTAAAATTCAAAGTGACTTCCGTTGTGACTTTGATTGGTATCTATCAAGAATTGATAAGGTATTCTTATTACCTAATGGTGAATTCCAAGTTGTAACAGGTAAATCTGCAGAGGATCCTCAAGAACCATCAGGTATTGCAGATGGTATGCTTCTTGCAACATTATTACATTCTCCATATGGTTTTAATCCTTCAGAGGACACTATTATTCTTAGATCTGAGAATAAGCGTTATACAATGCGTGACATTGGTAAACTTGAAACACGTTTAGGTCAGGTTGAATATTATACATCTCTGAATATGTTGGAGACAGATACATTTAATACTGAAATATTAGATGCTAATGGTAATAATAGATTAAAGAATGGATTTATTGTTGATGATTTTACAGATCATTCTAAATCTGCTGTTTCAAATCCAGATTATAATGCTTCATTAGATTTTGTCGTAGGAGCTGCTCACCCATCTCATTACACAACTAACGTATCATTATTAATCAATGAATCATTATCTACAAATTATCAAAAAACTGGTCCTCTAATTACACTTCCATATACAGAAGAAGTATTAATTAATCAACCATATGCATCCCGTGTTGAAAATGTTAACCCGTTTAACGTTTTTGCATACATTGGTCGTATTGATCTTTTACCTGCCTCTGATGATTGGGTAGATACAAGTCGTCTTCCAGTACGAGTTACTAATATTGAAGGTGATTTCCAAGCAACTAGATTAGCATTGAATACTAATAATGAAGGTTTTGCACCTGTTCAATGGGGTAGTTGGAGAACAAACTGGACTGGAATTGAGATTAGTGAAAGAACATTTAGAGCTGGTCGTCGTTCTGATTGGGGTAGAGGTCGTGCTGTAGATAGAACAACTACTACAACTACAACTGAAAGACAAACTAGAAGTGGTATTAGAACTAGAGTTGTTCCTAGAATTGATAATAGATCTCTAGGTGATAGTTTAGTTTCTGCAACAGCAATTCCATGGATTCGTTCTAGAAATATTGAAGTAGCAGTTGTTAGAATGAAACCAAGAACTACTTTCTATGGATTCTTTGATGGGCAGAAGATTGCAGAATATATGATTCCTAAGGTTATCGAAGTTATTAAAGATTCATCAACTGATAGTAGAACTAACTCTACACCATTTGTTGTTGGTGAAACAGTTACAGGTTTGACAAGTGGATGTAAATTCCAAGTTGATCCTCCTAATAATTTCTATGAATTTAATCCTTATGATGATACTGCGATGCCTACATCATACTCATCTACTACAAACTTTATCAATATTGATACTGATAGATTAGCGGTTCAAGCAGTTGGAGATTACTATGGTAACTTCCAAGTTGGTGAAGTTCTTCAAGGTGCTTCTGGAGCAAGAGCTGTAGTTAGGCAACGTCGTCTTTTAACTGATAGGTTAGGACAATGGAAAGGATCATTCTTTATTCCAAGTCCTAGAACAGATACTAATCCTCGTTGGTCAACTGGAACTAGAACATTACGTCTTACAACTAATGAAAATGATTCTAGAGTATTTGGAACTGTTGCATCTGCTGCTGAAACACAGTACCGTGCTGAAGGAACATTAAATACTGTTCAAGAAAATGTTCTTGCTATCAGAAACGCTGATATTGTTCGTGATACTGTTACTCAAGATAGAACAGTCTCCTCTACTAGAACTGAGACACGTCAGGTTGGTTGGTGGGATCCACTTGCACAATCATTCTTGGTTGATGAAGAAGGTGGAACATTCTTAACTTCAGTTGATATTTACTTCAACGCTAAAGATAATAATATTCCAATTTCCATGCAGATCAGAACAATGGAAAATGGTTATCCAACAACAACTATTCTACCTTTCTCTGATACAACTATAAATCCTGCAGATGTTCAGATTTCTGAAACAGGTGCTATTGCTACTAGATTTACATTTAGAGCACCCGTATTCATTCCTCAATCTATAGAACATTGCTTTGTTTTATTCTCTGACTCTAATGAATATCAGGTATGGATTTCTAGAATGGGTGAATTAGATATTAGCGGTGATAGAACTATCTCTGAACAACCATATGCAGGTGTGTTATTCAAGTCACAGAACGCAACTACTTGGACTGCAGACCAGTATGAAGATATGAAATTTATTATCAACAGAGCAAGATTTGATAATTCTGCTGCTACTAGAGTATCTTTAAATAATGCTCCTCTTGATCTAGGTAATGGTGGAAAGGTTAAATTATCTGTTGACCCAGTTATTACTTACAAACCACAACTTCAACTTGTAACTAACTCAACAACATTACCATTTACTATAGGTGCTAGATTGTATCAAAAGACAACTCTTGCTGAAGGTACTATTGTTGCTGTTACACCAAGTAATTCTGGAGTATTACTAACTATCAATGATATTTCTGGTAGTTGGCAAGCAGGTTCTAATACTGGTGGTGTTATTGCAAACCGTATTGTTTCTTCAAAAACAACAGCGACTATGGTTGTATCAGGTGCATCTGGTGACTTCCAAGTTGGTGAAACTATTACAGGTAACAGTTCTTCTGCTCCAACTGCAGAGGTTGTAACTTGGACTGCTGGAACTAATACACTAACCTTAAGATATGTTTCTACAGACTTTACTGCCTCAACTGAAACAATCACAGGTGGAACTTCAAGCATTACTGCTACTGTAAGTTCTGTAACTTACTCTGGAGATGTTATAGAAGGTGGTGCAGTCAGCGATGCATTTGTAAGTACAACTCCAACATATACAACAGATCAAAGAAGAGTTACAATTTTACATCCTAATCATGGTATGCATGATACTGATAACAACGTTGTTCTCACAAGTGTTACTTCTGAAGTTTCAGATACTTATCTAACATCTTCTATATCTGCTAGTGATACTTCTGTTTCAGTTAATGATGCTAATGCATTCCATAAGTTAATCAATGGTGCTGCTATTGGTTCAACAAACTTAGGATACATTAAGATTGATGATGAAATTATGTCTTATAGTGCTATTTCA